GTAACATTACCAGATCAGCCCTCTTAACAGACAACTGATCTTTCCTCAATTAATCTGTCATCTAGTTTGTGAAAACTGATGTCAAATGGCTTTCCAACTAGCTCTCGATGCTCTAGCGTCGACTTCACACAAGGACCCCTCCTTGCACCCAGTCCTAGAGTCGGTTCACGACTCCTTAACGGACTCCCTCCAAACCTACCCCTGGATGGTCCCACAAGACCTCCAACCCTTCCTTCTCAAATCGGGAATCCCGATCAACTCCTTCGGAAGTTCCCCCCACCCCCACCCAGCGCACAAGACGCTGGAAACCCACCTACTCTTCACCCACTGGATGCATCTTTGCACCCAGCCTTCATCTGTCCTCTTCATGAAGCCTCAAAAATTCATGAAGCTCCAAAGGAAGAACAAGTTCTTCCAACATCTCCACAACTACCGCCTGACTCCCACCGATTCAGTGCGTTTTCCTTCAACCTCTCCCCACCTCCCAAACACCCCTTTCGTGTTCATGCACGATGCTCTGATGTACTACCAACCCGAACAGATCCTTCATCTGTTTCACCAAGTTCCGCAGTTGACCAACCTCTTCTGCTCTCTTGTGACCCCACCAGAATCCCACTTCACCCACCTCTCCCTCATGCCCGACCTCTACACCTTCACCCTGAAAGGTCAAACCCTCCATTACACCCCAGAGGGACACTCCGCCGGTTCATACAACCAGCCCATAACAGCCCTCTCCTGGCTGAAAATCAACTCCATCCTCTCCCCAAATCTCAACCTCTCCATCACAATTCTGGAATCCTGGGGACCTCTCCATTCCATACTGATACAAAGAGGTCTCCCCCTCCCAGATCCGAAGCTGCTAGTTCGCAGTCTTCCTCCATTCTCCCGCTCCCCCGACCCGGAAACCGACCTGGTGTCCTTCCAGGTCCCAAAGTCCGTGGAGCTCCCTCAAGCAACCTTCCTCTCCCAACCCCTCAGGCACCGCCTCGTGCCAGAGAGCGTCTACAACGCTCTCTTCACCTACACGCGAGCCGTCAGAACGCTCCGCGTCTCCGACCCCGCAGGCTTCGTTCGGACCCAATCCAACAAACCCGAACACAAGTGGGTCACCCCCAGTGCGTGGGACAACCTACAAACCTTCGCGCTGCTCAACTGCCCTCTCCGACCAAACGTGGTGTACCACGTTCTCCTCAACCCACTCCAGAAAATGAAGCTGTACTTCTCACAGCACTGGCGCCGCCTCGGCGTCATAGCCGCTCCTGGCCTCTTCTGCCTTTCCCTCCTTCTTCGCTCCCAGAAGTGGTCTTTGCCTCTTCCAAAGGCAAAGTCCATCTCCGTCTTTCGACGCAACCTCCTTCTTCCCCCCAAACCTCATCGTCCCCCCCTCCTCCCTCACCCAGAACAGATGCTTCAGGAATTCAAACTCCCCTGGCATCGCCCCCCTCCAAAAGGAAAGAGAAATCCCTTCCTCACCCTTCTCATCAACCTCCTTCACATTCCAAGAGAAATCTGCGCCGGCATTCGGCGCTACCCCTCTTACTACCAATCCATCCAACCAAAACCACTCAACCCCATCCAGCAGTTCCGCAACCAACTGCTGGCCCAACTCCACACCCTCCCCCTACCAAAAAAATTCCTCTCCATCCTCCCAAGAGCCAGGAAAGACATCCCTCTCCTCCCCCGGATGTCTTTCACGACTGTCAACCTTCCTCTCCAACCTCCCATGTGGTTGGCTATCGGCGCCTCCTTGGTTCCGGAATTAGCCTTCCTTTTAAGCTGGCTTTCTGGAGACGTCGATCTCCAAACCCAGCACGACATCTACCACCACCACCTCCACCCCGAAAACTTCACTCTGAGCTGGACTCGAACTCCTTATCTCGCTCTAGCTCCTTCTCCCTTTCTCCCCTATGCTCACTCCCCCCTTCCCCCTCTCCCAGTGAACAGCTCCCCACTGTTTCCGCCCCCCCCACCCCTTCCCCCATCCCAGCCACCCCTCTCCCAGGGTCCCGCCACCCAAGCCCCATCCGCCCAACCAACCCCCGGCGAACCACTCCTTGCTCCTCCAACCACCGAACTCAAACCAGAGAGTTCCAACCCAAACAACCCCAACCCAAGCTCCTCGGCAGGTTCAAACCCCCCACCGAAGAGTTCCTCCAGCGACAATCCCCCCGCTCCCAACAAACCTACGCCTACCTCCTCAAGTACTACACCCCCCAGCCCCAACCTCCCTCTCCAATTCGGATCGATTCACTCACCCTTTCTGAGCGATGGGCAGCTGAATTATTCCGCTCTCCCTCCCCCTCAAGATCCTACCAACACCACCCTTTCTCTTCTCCCTGAACCAAAGCCGCCAACCGAAGTTCAGTCCCCCCTAATGGCGGATCCGACTTGCGTCGGCCCCGCTGTTTCCTTTTCCAGCCTCTACCCAAGAGACTTCTTCCCCAACACCGCCTCTTTCCTCACCAGACTCAGACTTTCTCCACCCACTCCCCTTCCAATGCCCAAGAACAACTGCCTTCTCACCGCAGTCGCCCCTTCCCTCCATATAAACCCTCACCGTCTCTGGACTTCCCTCCAGGAAGTCCTCCCAGATTCCCTCCTCTCCAACTCTGAGATAGACTCAGTCGGCATGTCCACCGATCTTCTCACAGCTCTCTCCCACCTCTTCAACTTCCAAGCCGTCGTCCACAGTGAACGTGGTGACATCCTCTTTGGCCTTCAGTCCGCCAAGACTGTCATCCACATCTACCACACCAACGGCCCCCCCGCTCATTACTCCCCCCCCCCCAAAATCATCGGCTCGAACTCCCCTCCTTCAAGCCAACAACATCCCTTGGAACAAGCTGCTCTTCGCTTCAAGTACCAAGGCTCCCACCTTCCTTTCTCTTCCTTCCACTCCTTCACCACCTCGGTTCAACACGCCAAGAACCTCATTTCTAACATGAAAAATGGTTTTGACGGCGTCATGTCAACAATCGAACCGAGCATCAGGCATCAACCTGGCCACTCCCCCAGAGAAAAATTCATTGCACTTGATGCAATGATAGATCTGGCCAGACCCAAAACCGTCTCCATGTTCCACTTGGCCGGCTTTGCCGGCTGTGGAAAGACCAAACCACTCCAATCCCTCCTCTCCACTCGACCTTTCCATTCATTCCGCGTCTCTACTCCCACCACTGAGCTGCGAAACGAATGGAAAAAAGACATGAACCTCCCCGCCTCCCAGGCCTTCCGATTCTGCACCTGGGAATCTTCTCTCCTCAAACAGACCAAGATTCTCGTCATAGACGAGATCTATAAGCTCCCCCGTGGTTACCTCGACCTCTGCATTTTGGCAGACCCCTGTCTTGAACTGGTCATCATTCTCGGCGACCCTCTACAAGGCGAGTACCACTCCACTTCCCCTCACTCTTCTAACCATCAGCTGCAGTCCGAGACCACCCGACTTCTCCCCTTCATTGATCACTACTGTTGGTGGACTTATCGTGTCCCCTCTCACATAGCTGATCTTTTCTCCGTCCCAAGCTTCAATCGAAGCGAGGGACATTACCAAATGGCCGTCCGCACAGCAGACTCCTACACCCCCGGCCATTTCAATCTTGTCAACAGCGTTGCCACAGCCAACGCCGTCATTCAACTTGGCTTCCCTGCAACCACCATCAGCGCCAGTCAAGGAGTCACTCACCACAACCGAGTGACCATTTTGCTAGACAAGCACTCTCGTCTTCTCTCCCCCAGCAACACCTTGGTTGCCCTCACCCGCTCCACAGTCGGAGTCGAGTTTCTTGGTGACATTGGCTCTTTGTCAGGCACCAACAACTCATCCGACATGTTCTCCAGGGCCATATACCGACAGCCCATCAACCTCTCTTCTTCTTTCCCAAGAATTTTCCACCTTCTCCCTCTTCTGAACAAACCAATTTCCCGGAGATCCACCCGCCTCATAGGGTCTCATTCACCCATCTTCCACAACCCTAGGCTCACCAACATCCATCTTCCCCCCCACATCCCTACATCCTACTCTCAAGACTTCGTCGTCTCCAACCCTATTTTCCAGGGCCAGGCCGACCCCCGTCTTGACACCCACTTCCTCCCTCCAACCCGTCTTCCTCTTCAGTCCGAGCTTCTCCCAGCTCAATTGAGTCAGACTACCAAACCCACTGACTCTTTCACCAACAACACCCCTTTCACCCCGGTCTACCCTGGCGAAAACTTTGAAAATCTCGCCGCCTTCTTCCTCCCCGCTCACGACCCCGAGTTAAAGGAAGTGACCAGGCGCGACCAAACAAGCGCCCAATTCCCTTGGTTCGACCGCCCTTTCTCCCTTTCCTGTCAGCCCTCCTCTCTCATCGCAGCAAAACACTCCCCTTCCCAAGACCCCACTTTGCTGCCTTTCTCAATTCCAAAAAGACTCCGATTCCGGAAGTCTGACAACCCCCACGTCCTTTCCGCCATCGACGTCTTGCTAGGCAACCAACTTTTCTTCAATCTTTGCAAGGCTTACCGTCGTAACCCCACCCACGTAGGTCCCTTTAACCCGGCTCTGTTTGCTGAGTGCATCGCCCTCAACGATTACGCCCAGCTCTCCTCAAAAACCCAAGCCACTCTCGTGGCCAACCACTCCCGTTCTGACCCCGACTGGCGCCACACAGCAGTCAAAATTTTTGCGAAGTCCCAACATAAAGTCAACGACGCCTCTATCTTTGGCAACTGGAAAGCTTGTCAAACTCTGGCTCTCATGCACGACTTCGTAATTCTCAGCCTAGGCCCAGTTAAAAAATATCAACGCATCTTTGATGCTCTTGACCGGCCCCCCCACCTTTACACCCACTGTGGAAAAAGCCCAGCCGACCTCTCCGCTTGGTGCCAAACCCACCTCACAGGTCAAATTAAGCTAACCAACGACTACACAGCTTTTGACCAGTCCCAGCATGGAGAGTCAGTAATCTTAGAAGCCCTCAAAATGAAACGTCTCTCCATTCCTTCTCACCTCATCCAACTGCACGTTCACCTCAAAACGAACGTTGCAACGCAGTTCGGCCCTCTGACCTGCATGCGCCTCACTGGCGAACCTGGCACCTACGACGACAACTCAGACTACAACCTTGCTGTCATCCACTCTCAGTTTGACATGAAGGACATACCCGTCATGGTGTCTGGGGATGACTCTCTCATCGACCGTCAACCCCCTTTAGCTCAGTCTTGGGAAGCAACCAAACGTCTTCTCCATCTGCGATTCAAGACTGAGAAGACCACCCACCCTCTCTTCTGCGGGTACTACACTGGCTCTGCCGGTGCCATCCGTAATCCTCTCGCTCTTTTTTCCAAACTCATGATCGCCATCGACGATGAAGCGATCCACGACCGCCGCCTAAGTTACCTTACAGAATTCTCCACAGGCCATCAACTAGGCGACGCCCTCTGGACTCTTCTTCCAGAATCCACCCAAATTTACCAGTCGGCATGTTTTGACTACTTCTGCCGTCATTCTCCCCCTCATGAAAAGGCTCTTCTATCATCCTTTGAACTGCCTGACTCTGTCATCTCCAAAATCTCTTCCTCCACCAAGTGGCTCTCAAAGAACGCTTTCTATGCTCTGCCTTCAAAAATACGCAAAGCCGTGATCGCCTCCCGCCACTCTTCCTCCTTCCCGGAAAACCCTGACGTCTCCCAACTAGAGTTTGAATTGCTTCAATCCTTTCAATTCTAGATGGCCACCAATCACGTCCTCGCTTCCCAACTCCCAGTGAACACCAAGTCCTCTGAAATTCCTCTTCAGAGTGGCACTCCACCCCCCACAATAATCTACCCTTTCCAAATCGAGATGGCCAGCCTTGGCACGGCCGATGCTTCTGATTCCATCAGCATCGCCTCCAACTCTCTCCTCGCCTCCGTAACCACCTTGTACCGGCATGCCAAATTGACCTCCCTCAAAGCTACCATCCACCCAACCGGCCAAGCCCCAGCCTTCCCAACCACCGTTGCCCTGGCCTGGGTTCCCTACAACTCCACCGCCACCTCTGCTCAGATTCTCTCCGTCTACGGCGGCCAGATGTTCTGCATCGGCGGCTCCATCAACTCTCTCTCCCCAATCGACGTTCCCTGTAACCTCACCAACGTCAACCCCATCATCAAAGACTCAGTCACTTACTCTGACACCCCCAAGCTCCTCCTCTATTCCATCGCCCAGGAGACAGCTCCCACCCTCGCTACCTGTTCCGTAACCATCACCGGAACCCTCACTCTTCATTCTCCTCTCCTTCAGGCCACAGCCTGATTCAGGTCGCCAGTGCGACACCCGTTCCCACACAACGGGCATTGGGGTGCAACTCCCCCGTCCATCCTGGACGTCACCAGGACCA